AGCTGATTCCGAAGGCATCGTAGAACTCTCTAAGACGGCGTAGTTTTCCGTTCGCTTTCCCCTCATCATCATCCTCTGAAGGAAGTGTAATGTAGTGAAAGCAGGTCCGAGAGTCTACTTCATCAGGAAATCCGATAGCAACTTCTATCATGGGATTCCCCGCTTGAGACGTCTTAGCTTTTGCCGACAGTATCTTTACAGAATATTCTCCTGCAGGTACTATCTGCTCATCTGGGACATCCGTTAGGTTGTAGTCTAGTATACTCATACGAGCATTTCCTTTTGTTTATGCGTGCTTTGTTCGATGTTTGCACAAAGCAACACGTTATTGAATTAGAAGGGATTTGTCACTATCATCAATCCCTGCTTTTCTCAGTAGCATTTTGATGTTGGGCTCTTCATAAGTATCGAAGATATTATTCCTTCCAAGCCTGGTACGTGCCTTGTAAAGACCAGTGTTTCTCGTTAGGATTGAGTACTCAACACCTTTGCTACTCTCTTTTGATGTAGCCATATAGACTTCATCCATTAACAGTGGAAGTTTTTCTTTCAGTTTTCCTGTTAGCATAACTCCTGTTGTTAATCTTCCAGTCACTTCATCTTTCTCACTATCTACGTGACCAGTTAAGATAACATCACAAGGGATAGATGTTATCAGTTTTATGGCATCCCTTAAGGTGTTTATCTGCACAAGATAATCTTGCATCTGTGGAACACCTGCTGCTCTTCCATTTGATTTTAGTATGGCATTCATGAGAGCCTCAGACCATGTTGTTACACTATCTATGGTGTAAGTCCATATGCTCTCAAAGAATCCTTCCATGTGTCTGAGTCGATCAAACTCCTTCTCCCAACTCCTATATGCAGTTGGTTTCTTTGCATCTTCATTCTGGAAGGAGCTGTTTACCATAACTTCTCCAGTCTTGATCTGATCAACTAGAACCTTCTCGCCTCCAGGATCAAAGGAATGAATTAAGACAGGTTTCCGAGCAGTGCCCAGAAGCGTTGTCTTACCTGTTCCCATGTAACCATAGACGAGAGCATTGAAGGTATCCTTATGAGGTGATTCGCTATACTTCTTGCGAATACTAGTAAACTCATCAAGGATACTACTATTTCCTTCTTTACTCATGCTTTTTCTCCTTTATGTACATCACTGTACCTGCAGTTTCATCTCTTTCACTTGGATTCCAGTATTTCTTAACGAATCCAGTTGGAGTTTCATCGCTGTGTTGAAGTGGATTAGACCATACAGAGCAGAAGTCCATGAACTTACACGCCTTGCCATAACTAATGCAGGACTCTGTATTCATTGGGAAGGCGTTAAAGACAGTTTCTTCTTCAGTCGATTCCATCATCTCATTCATGTTCCACTCGATTAGGTCAGCGAAGTGATTCACGTTCCATAACCAAGTGTTCATCATGTCAACACTCTTCCTTATAGGCACTCTTATGTACTCATTGCTAGTCTTCCAAAAGATGACACCATTAACTTTGATGCCATATACTTCAGAAGGATCATACAAAGAATGCAAGACGTGCATATAAGTTCCTATCTGCATCTTCAAAGTCCACTGATCAATCCATGTACTCATTAAACGAGATCCAGTCTTATGCTCTAAACTAAAAATACCTTCGTCTCCCTTTACGATAGAATCCAGCCGAAAGTGTACCACTCTTTTTTCATTGATAGGTACAGTTCCTGCGATCTCCGTATAGAGAACCTCGAAGGTATCTGTTCGTTTGTACTTCTGTATATACTCAACAAGGGTGGGCACTACAGATGAGGGAGACTTCGGGAAGTTGCTAGAGTCCTGAAGTTCAGTGAAGTACTCTCTGTAGTATGCGAGGAAACGATCATAGGCAATTTTAACTGCCTGATTAGTGTACCCCTCATTTAAGAGAGTCTCCATTGCTCTGTGCCAAGCCTCACCAAAGACAAGGTGTACGTTTGGCTCATCTGTTGTCCATCCTAGTATATACTGATAGAAGTACTTCCTTGGGCACTGCATAAACGTCTGTATTTTAGACGAATCATAGATATCCCAAGTTTTATCTGGAACTAGGTTATTTCCCATAGTTTCTCCAGTTTTTGTTACTTCTACTACATCCGCATATTTCTATGCCTGATTAAACGACTCAATAGAGTCAGTTAATTCTTTGTGACTTCTTTAAGAATTTAGCGTGCTGTCTTGCAGTTCTGCCTTCCGTCTTGTTCTTTATATTTACAGCTATTCGAGCCCGCTTTCTATCTTTGGCTCTCTTATTAGGCACTGCGTATCCTCCCACCAAGTACTCCATCACCGAAGTCATCTTCAATATCGAGACCTCTCTTTACATTCTTCATAGCCTTATCAATCTCATCAATAGACTTTAATACTTTCGTTTCAATGCGGAGCAGATTAAGGTTTACATCTAAGACGTTATCTTGAGTATCCTTTATTACTCCTTCCAGAGCATTAACTAATGTAACGAGACCTTTCAACCAGTGAACGCTATTCTCTATAACGTATCTCATTCCTGCCAATTCGGATACTGTAGTCATTGTTTCATCGCCTGCTGTTAAAGTAAACAAACAAACTCCGTCTGCATCACATAGACTCCATGAGTCCTTGTTTAATGAGCTATGTCTGGCGTTAGGTATTATTTTTAGGGGAGACTTTGGAATCGTCATTATCTTTAAACAATTCTCAACTTCTCTAAGAGGTGTTATTGTTTCTCTCTTCATTATTACTCCTTATTATTTTTTGAAGGCAGAGCTGAATAGTTTATCAAACCCTTTTGCTATCCTTCTCATGAACCAGTCTTCTTTTTTAGGTCTACCAGTGGATACTTTGTAGCCTCTCGCTTTCGTAGTACCCTTAGGTCTTCCAACCTTTCTCTTCTCACTCATCTTGTTCTTCCTTTTCTATTAATTCGCCCAGGATGAGACGCCTCTCAATGTACCTGTTATTCTTATACAACAACAGATTCAGGCAACCCCACTTATAGGCGAATATTGAACAGGCTATAGAGCACATACTCGTTAAGCCTGTTAAGAGAATATGATCTTTTTCGCTTGACTTATTAAGGACATCTGAGAACTCTCTGTAAACAGATGTTATTGCATACCTATCCATCTTTCCTTCTGATAGGTAAACAAACTCGCCAAACCTTCTGGCATCTTTAAAGTCATGCCCACTTTTATTAACTATAAAAACTTTACTCATCTTGTTTGACTACTCTTTCTGGCGTGAGATTATGTGTTAGTTCATATGTGTCTACTTCATACTTTACAAATTCTTGCTTTGGGTTTTCTATTCCATACCCAAAGACTACAATATAAACTGCCCTCTCTGATGTAAGAGATTCAATGTACGCAGTTATAAAACTTTCTGGGACTGGTCTAAGATCTTTCCATATCTTATTAACTGACCTCTGTATTGCGTAGGATAGATACTTAAGACCGTGGTAGCTTACTAGGGAGGAAGAAGGGTAGGTGATCTTTACCTTCTTTATTTCGTTACCTTTAAGGGTACGAGGATACTGTTTCATTATTTAACTTATGTGGAATATACTAGAAAGAGAGTGGAGAGGGACATGCCAGGTACAAGCCAACCTGCTAGCCGACAGACCAAAAACCACGTAGGGTCTCATAAGTCGGTAGATCGTCCCTCTCCTTACCATACAACAAAGGAGTAATATGGCAATCTCTTATACGGTATTATCCAGCAGCTTCTTTAAGTTGCTCGATAAATGCCTGCTGTTGTTCATCAGACATCTTCTCAAAAGCACCTAATGCTTTCTCTACAGGACTCTTACCACGTCTAGTAACCTGACCAGGTTTCCATCCGTCTGCCGCTACTTGAACGTCTTGTTCGAGTTTGGCGGCTGATCTCATACGAGACTGCAGAGAGACAACTGCGTGGGCTTTAAAGTGAGCTAGAACGATCTCTTCACTGAAGAGTTTTACGGCTTCTTCTAGAGTACTGCCAAAGTCGTAGTCGACTGACAGTTCATGAGAACCAACTGCGTTACCGTCTTCGTCCTTCTCATTGTAGGTGGCTGTGTATATAGACATAGCGCCTCCTTCTTTTTATTGTTATCTTGATAAACGCATTTGCTCTGCAAGGGTGTATCGAATTAGCTTCTTATACCGTTTAGAGTTCATGCACCTGTTTACCACTCTACCATACTCTTCATTAAACGAATATGATCTAGTAGTCTTTTTTGTTACTTTTGTCTGTTTGGATAACTTAAGGAGCTCCTCATCAGACAAACTGTTTAAAAATTCTTTAAGACCTTCTAAAGTTTTAAACGATGTGCTTTGATCGTTCTTCGCACAAAGCAAGTGTTTTGAATTGGAGATTTTATCCTGTTTTTTCATACCACAATTTACAGCGAATAATTGTAAAAAGCAACAAGAGGAACCCATTTATTTTTCATCTATATCCTCCCTCAATATCTCCATAGCCTTATCAAACTTATCTTTATCTAAACCTGTTATATCAGCTATAGTATCATTCGCACCTTTGAAGTTTTTGATCGCTTCTTCCTGAAGCGCTCTGATAATAGACTTTCCTGATCTTGTGCCTTGTTTGAACACTATACCCTGATTGTGTAGATATTCGATAGCATCACTTTCTGACTCGAAGACTTCAACATTCTTGTATGAGCCTACGATACTAGCGTACACACTTATAACTGTGCGTACAAGTGACGATCTGTCATGAAGAATATAACCTCTCGAAGAGAAGTACTTGTGGATTGTTGCTAGATGAGTAATGTCAATTCTAGATTCTACGACAACTCTACTCAATATTGTTACCCCTTATTACTTAATTATTATAATTATATGAATTGTAACGCCTGAAAGTACAGTGAAATTTTGACAACTGAAAGCCACAAATTACCACATTTTATTCAGTAGCGATTTGTTTAATACTATTCCCAATTTATTACTTTAACTTATAATCTAACCAGTCATCAATAGCTTGACGACGATTAGATATTATTAGTTCTCTTGGTTGAGTCAATCTATTGATATTTAATTTTAACCAGCTAATTCTAGACATTCCTCTTTCCTTAGATGTTGGAATTTCTATCTTCCCATCCAATACATACCAACCAAGTTCTAATTCACCTGATTCATGCTTTTTAATAATTGCCTCTAAATCTTCTCTACATGGCAATTCATTAGGCATTTGTGTTGCTTGAGATAGAGTCATATTTACTACTCCTCGTATCGTTTAACTAGTTTATCTTCTTCAGCACGAATCAGATCTCTGCTTGAGCAGGAACATTCTTCTATGAACTTACTCTCGAGCATCCGTGTGCAGTCTAGCCCTGAGTTATCTGAGTACATACCTTCTCCACTTGGTGTACCATTAAAGAATATGTTTCTCATGCTATTGTAGCCACCTTTGTCAGAGAAGGCTATATCCTTACAAGACCATCTTAGATCAAGATGATTCTTGCATGTTAGTATTACGTGTCTCATTTTGTCTCCTCTATTTTCATGATTTCTCTAACGAACTTTCCAGTCATACCTCTCCACATATCATCATCTTTCAGCGTCTTCGCTTTTAGAGCCCATATTTTCGCTTCGCATGGCTGACAAGTAGCCTCACTCCAATGGTCTCCATTCCAACCCTCTGTTATGAAGTGATCTGTGTCTTTCTCACAGGTATCACAGAAGATGGTTTTTTCATTATTTCTTCTATAATAAGACTTCATATCTGAGTAGTATCGCTGATTTTCAGAGTAACTTCTCATTCTATCTCCTTTGTTGTTTTCTTTGTACATTATACCAGATAGCTTGTAACTGGTCTTTGTTCATACTTCTAAACTTTGATGGCTTCTCACCTTTGAAATAATCCTCAGCCCACTGTTCTAGTTGTGACTTGTAATAGAACGGACAGCGCTCTGGATAATGATAGCGGACAGACATCTACCAGTTTTTTGCATCCTCTCTCGCATGATGTTGACAGTGCGAATTAGAACAAGCACTAAATACTCTTTTTACATTTTTCTTAAAGAAAAACCATTTACTAACTACCCTTACTCCTTCTTCGAAAAAAGTAGCTATATCGTGGCAATATAGACATTTATGCATTGTTTACTTCCTTTCACAGTTTATAGATTGTAACGAGAAAGTTGGTCATAGCCCCAATTCTAGTACCACTTAGAGAAGTGGGAACTATCTCAACTCTGATTTGCTTCTTGTGAAATACTATAGACGTCTCCTGCTTTATACTCTTCTTCAATCCAAACAGAGCCTGCAACTCAGACCCCTTCAGGATAGCACTTGCAGGCTTATCCTCTTCATTTTTCATAGTGGTTAAACTCCCTTCGAGTCGGTTTCTTTTTAGTAATCCGCACTCTCATATTGTTCAAGAAAACCATGATGTACTTTTTGTGGTCTTGGACAAAAAGTAGCCGATCAGGCATCTTCTTCTCAATCCATTTAACATCTATCATTATATCATCTCCTTTGTTGATTATTAATAGAACCCGATAGCACAGTCAAGAACAATGAAAACGCTGTAAACACTATCAAATTCATGTAGGAATTTACAACATATTTATGGCAAAGTCAAGAAGACAACACCACATATTTTCCACTATTACATATAGTTCTGCTTATGAAACAAGAAGGACAACATAAAATCCCCCCGCACGTATATATTCAAGCGTGTAGTATTTTCAATATAGACAGCCGTTAGACCAATATCCCTGTGCTTTGTGCGAACAATGGACAAAGCAACCCAAGCCACCGCTGAGACAAACGTAGGTACGTAGAATTGTATGTAACCCCCTCTCTAATTTCACAAAATCTGTGTTACACTTAATAACATGATATAGTTGCACAACATTCTTTACTATTCATTTCTTTCTTTTTTTTTTTTTTTTTTTAGTTATATATAATTGTGAACTCAAATACCTATTTTTGTAAATTGGAGGACGGGTTGCCTACATTTCTACATACCTACGTTTTCACTTTCGGTCAATCAATAGTGAACAAAAAAAAACCCCACCTCCGAAGAGGCAGGGCTTCTTTTTTTACTGGTGAACTTAGTTGCCTAAGGCAGAGTTCATCAGGTCGAGGAAGGCGGATTGTTCGGTAGAAGTCATTTTTTCAAACTTCTTGACCAAACCCTCTGGAGTTGCTACACCTTTTATCGTCTTTTTCGAGACGCTAATTGGTACGGTTGCTCCTTCGGTAGGAATCCCGTCGGTTCTCATTTTGCTTTGAGCATCTATTCTCACCGTCCTCATGGCAAGAGAAATTAGATGTTCAAACGTGCATTCTTTCCAGTCAATATCTAACGTGAATTGCACTGAGTTTTCAGAATCCTGATCTTCTTTCACTCGACCAGTACATTGGGATTTAAGACCTGAAAGTAGAAAATCCATACCGCCATTGGCAGTAAGATTATCAATCATTCCAGACCATAACTCCGTGATAGTAATAGGCTTAGTTTTTGCCATTTTATTACTCCGTTTGTTTATGGTTGAACTGTTTCAGTTGTTAGCAGTTTTAGCATGGATTGGAAGACCAATGTGCTGGGCACTGCACCGTCAAGCCACTAGCGAAGGGGAAAATAAAATATGTTTATTGACGAACTCTAAGTCAAACAATATGTTCAGTTGCAGGGATCGCTTATAGTATTGGTTGAGGGGCGGGGTCTGGGGGTATTTAGATGTTTTACCTATAGTACTACCTCAGTTACAAAATGTCCCAGTTTTATTGATCCCACAATTATCTTTGCTTTGTCCACTTATCGAACAAAGCAAAAGCAATAATGGATATTTGTGGTTTGTCCTTAACATTATATGTTGAGTAGATTGCAGGTGAATAAATGGATAGATTTACCTCAAATGTGGAGTTTACCAACTATGGGAAGACTACCAAGTAATAACCGTAAATACCAGATTCAATCTCTTCAAGAGAGGCATAGAGAGATACTTCGTATGCTTTCTCTTGGTCAGTCAGCTAAGGATATATCTCAATCTCTTGGTATAACTACAGCAGTTGTACACTATGTTAAGAATAGTCATTTAGGGAAGAGGGAACTTAGTTTAATGCAAGGAGCCAGGAATGGCAGTGCGATTGATATTTCTAATCAGATCCAGGAACTAGCCCCTGAGGCTTTGGAGACTCTTGAGAGGTTAATGAGAGATGAGGAAGAGAGCCCTGATACGTTGAGAGCAAAGATTGCTATGGACGTTCTTGATAGGGCTGGACATGGAGCGGTTAGGAAGCAGGTGAGTCTCCATCAAAATTTATCTAAAGAAGACATTGATAACATAAAACAAAGAGCTAAGGATATAGGAGAAGATATTGGACTCGTTGTTGATGCAGAGATAATAGAAACATAACCAAGATGCCCATGAGAATTGTCAAGCTCGGTAAGGCATTTAAAGGAGAAAAAAGATGGCAATCAAACAACTTAGCATTAGGTCAAGCAGGATCAATATTAGTAACGGGAACAACAGCAGTGACGTGCTTACTTGATGTATTCATAGCGATTCAATTCCTGGAAGATACAATATTCGCATCAGGCTCTGGTGGGCTAGTAGCAGAAACAGAACAATTATTCCCAGATGACGCTGGTACAGGAACGCTAATTGATGCAGATGGGGGTGCAGCAATAGATTCAGAAATCTTTCCAGAAGGTATAACGATCTATGGACGTTGGACTGGATTCCAGTTGGCAAGTGGTAAAGTAATTGCGTATGTAGGCTGATGCTCGGTATTACTTCAAGCCTCGCCAGGGGATCAGCTAAACTCCGAACCTATGTCAAGGACGGCCTAAAGCTCTATATGCCATACAGAGGTATTGACCTCACCAAAGGCACTCAATTCGTAGGCACAGGTTCTACCTATTTCACTACAAATGATTATATAGGTATT